TATGAGTTGTCATTGCACTCACCGTCATATTTTGATAAGTATGCGCCTAAATTTATAGATGCAAGTATCAAATTTTATGGCAAACCTCCGCCTTTTACCTCTCATAGATCTTGTAGAGCTAAGATACGGACCACGCCGGCTATGTATTAGTCGGTTAGCCTGCGAAAGTTGTATAGTTTCAATTTCAAAACAATCGTAGATCGGGCAAATTAGGTGTGGGCTATTTAGCTTAGGGATGCACCGTGGCAGTCCCACAATATCCCTTAAATTGATAGCAGTGGAAATTGATTCATCTCCCACTGTGAACTAAATGAATCGCTGATAACAATAATACAAATAATGAATCTCCTATTGAAAGGATGGGCAACCATGGTGGTGAGCCTTCTCTGGAGATGACCCAACAAGTCACCACCACCTTTGTTGATGATGCTGAAGTAGTCAGAACCACTTTCCCTAAGGTTATGTCTGGGGTTAATGGTCTTTCAGTGTCACCAGTGGATGAACCTAGTATTCGCTCATTTTTAGCTAAGCCATATTTAGTCAGTTCATATTTGTGGACAGCTTCTGATGTAGTAAACACTCCTATAATAACTTACACTACAGCTAATGCACCAGGCGTTCCTGCCTGGCAAGCTAAGCTCTTAGGTTATAATTTATTTAGGGGCACTTTTAAGGTTAAATTAGTCATAAATGCACAGCCGTTTCAAGCTGGGCGTCTTTTGATGAGTGTTTTACCTTTCGTGCAGGCTAGTCCGTTATCATATGAAGCAGCACATACTATTGATCTCACACAACGTACTCAAGCACCTAATGTTGAGTTGGATTGTAGAGACACTAGTGCGGAAATTGAAATCCCTTGGGTTGGTCCCGACCCATGGATGAATGTCAATTCCCCTGTTTTAGATTGGGGGAAAATTTACGTCTCTCCTCTGTCAGTTCTTGCGACAGGTACTTCTGGCTCCACTGGAGTTGAAGTACAGATGTTTATCTCCATTCTTAATGCAGAATTTGCTGCACCTCTTGTTCCACAATCTGGAGATCGGCCTAAAAGAAGGAGTCAGAAACTTAGTAGTGAGGCAGAGCAAGAAGCTATTTCACAAGGAAAGCCTATTTCAACTGCTCTTAAATTTGCTTCTAGAGCAGCAGAGGCCGTTGTGGGAGTACCACTTCTTTCTTCTATTGCAAGACCTGCATCTTGGGTTTTGCGAGCTTCATCAGACTTGGCTAGTGCTTTTGGGTGGTCTAAGCCCAATCTCACGACGCCAGCTCAGTTCATGGTTTTACGACCTTTTCATAATTTTGGCAATTCTGAGGGGACTTCTCAAGCGGAGCCTCTCGCAATTACTGCTGATCCTAGTGTTAGCGTCTTGCCAGGGTTTGCAGGCACTGATATTGATGAAATGTCTTGGAATTATATTAAGAGTATCCCCGCCTACCTTACAACATTTACTTTTACTACATCTGCAAATGTTGGTGATTCTTTATATAAGAAAGCGGTGGGACCTCTTCTGTTATACAATCAGTACAGTAATGGCTTGGGCACACCAGCTACAGCTATATATCGTACTTTTCCACCTTTTGCCTACGTTACTAATGCTTTTGGGCGGTATCGTGGTGGTATTAAGGTTATTTTTAAGATTGTTAAAACAGATTATCATTCTGGTAGACTTCTCATTACTTGGTCTCCAAAGGCGTCTCTTGGAACTGACCCAACTAATGCCACATCCGTGTATTCAATGAGAGCTATCGTTGATATCCGTGAAGTGACAGAAGTTGAGATGACACTACCCTATATGTTGCAGAGTGCTTGGCAACAGTTCGATCTGGACATGGGCACACTGCAGGTTAGGGTGTTAAATACTCTACAAGCTCCGAATACAGTAAATTCTAGTATTGATATTCTAGTGTACTATGCTGGAGCTGAGGATTATGAAGTAGCTATTTCTAATAATCCTTCCCTTACCCCTTACACACCTCAGAGTGGTGATAAACCAAATACTAAGGCTGTTGGTGTCATTGGAAATGAT